TTATAATTCAACAGTATTTAATTTTTCAATTACTTGGTCGCTTAACTTTTGAGTAACGTGTGAATAAATCGATAAAGTAGTAGTTGGGTTTAAGTGACCAACTCTATCCATTATAGCTTTTAAAGGAATGCCAAGTTCTGTCAGCAGGGCAATATGAGTATGTCTAAAAACATGAGTGCTCAAATTCTTTTTATAGTGGATTTGTTTTAGCACTTTATCAATAGCAGAGTAGGACAAAGGTAAACCAGAGTTTGTCACAAAAATATAATTGTCAGGGTTATTGTCTGTACGACTTTCTTTTATATTTTGAGAGATTATCTCCTGTAATATAGTAGTTGCTCTTTCAGGAAGAGTTACAATACGCTCCGATGATAGATTTTTGGGAGATACTTTTTCATGGTCATATCTTTCGTATGTTCCTACAATCTCTATTTTATCATTTTTTATATTTTTTATCTGCAAAGCGACAGCTTCACCTTGTCTGAGTCCGGTAAGTGATAGGAATTCTATAAACTTACCCCACCTTGTATTTATATTATTGGCTAAAGCAATAACTTCTTTTAGTTCATCTGTTTCTAAATACTTTTCATTTTTCCGAAGGCGTTCTTCCGGAGTCTCTTTCTTCTTAGTGATTGAAATATTTTTTGTTGGGTTTATTTCAATATATCCTTTGTTAATTCCATGTTCGAAAATACTAGACAAAGACGATTTAACAATTTGGGTATAAGCATAAGATAGATTTCTATTGTAGTAAATATCTTCAAGAGTATTACGAACGAATATTTTATTAATATCAGAAACTTTCACATCATTTGGGATATAATTTTTTAGTAATTTTAGAGCGGTTATTTTAGAACGAATCGTAGCTGACTTCAAAGTTTGACTTGCAATCTGCAGCCATTCCTTTTCAACTTCCCAGAAAGTTTTATTAGTAACTATGAATGAGTTGGATTTTTCGTTAATCTTATCAAATAGTATTCTCTGAGCTTCATTTTTAGCCCGTGTGGTGTTTTTATCTAAAGTTACCGATACTTTCCTATTTCTGTTCAAAGCGTCCTTATATCGCTCTGTGTACTTAAATTTGCCATTTTTTAATTTTTCTACCCACATTTTTACACCTCTTTATATTAAAACCGCCGTCCTGCTGGATTTGGCGGTGTTTTTGTTGTCAAAAGAATTGTTTCACCTCTAGTAGTGTGCCAATGACACGGCCTGGATTATATTCATTGATTTCTATTGTTGGGCAATCTTCGTTTTCAGGCACAAGTGTCAGCCCCAATAAATAGCCATTTTCATCGTAGTTATGATAAATGCGTTTAACAGTTATCCAATCTCCGTCTTCTGACATAGCAGCTCCAATGCTACCATCGTAGATGTCTTCGGAATGTTCAAACATCCCAAATGAACCATCATGAATGAGAGATTCCATACTATTCCCTCGAATGTTTAACCAAAAGATATCGTCACGACCAGCGTATTCTGGACTTACTGCCATCATACCATCAAAATTTTCTTCTGCCATGATATTATATCCTGCAGCAATTTCGCCTAAGATTGGGGCCATTCCCATTTTATCTGGTTCATAAGGCATATATCCTGGTACTTTAGTAATGTCAATTGGCGGTTTATCTAAGCCAAGGATTTTGCGCTCTCGTTTTTTGGCTTCTTCTATTATTTTTTGCTGTTCATCTAATTGGAGATTTGCAGTGTCGAGAACGATTTGTTGACGCGGGGGTTCGAGTTTTTTCATAACCGAAACAGTTTCTTCTATAATAGGTTCATTATTAGGAGAAACATCAGAATCATTGCGAGGCACATCATATCCCATAAGCCACGGTTCGCTAACTCCTAGAACTCTAGAAAGAAGTACAAGTCTTAAGTTATCTGGCGTTGATCTGCCAGTAACATAATTAGAAAGGTGAGTTTTCGACATTTTAATATTAAGTTCTTTCTTATAAGGTTCAGCTTTATTCATGATGTCTACTTGTTTTAGATTTTGTTCGCTCATCAGTTGTTTGAGCCTTTGTTGGGTATTAGAAATCTTATTCATTATTAGTCCTTTATCCTAATGTCTTGGCTATATTATAAAATATTTTTAAAAAAAGTTCAAATTTTTATACTTTTTTGTTGACAAGAAAAATTAAAGGTGTTATTATATTAAATGTAAAGTACAATTATTTGTACTTAATACTCTGAATGAAAGGAGGAGGCATGGCATTCGATTACTCTAAACTACTTGGTCGTATCAAAGAAAAATATGGTACGCAAGAAAAGTTTGCTAAAGCAATAGGAACTTCTGGTACTGTGCTGTCAAGAAAGTTAAATAACGGTTCATCTTTTAACCAGAACGAAATCGTAAAAGCAACAGAACTTTTGGAAATTTCTGATGAAGAATTTAAAACTATTTTTTTTACCGAAAGAGTACAAAAATTTGAACGAAACAAAGCTAGTTAGAAAGGAAAACAAAATGGAAGAAGAAGTAACTAAATTAACTGTATCAGAAAAAGTAGAGAAAATTACAGAGCTTGCAGAAAGTATTGTTGATGAAATTCAAGAAACATCTGAAACATATATTGAAGCAGTCGATAAATTACAAGCTTTGGGATTAGAACCACAACTAGATGATTTTATCTATTCAACTTTGCATTTACGAATGGTACAAGAAAAGCCGACCGTTAAAGATCGACTTACATTAGATTAAAGGAATCGTGCACGTCCACCTAGACGATCATTCCTTTGACTGTTTTGAGTTTGCTTATTGCCCAAAGTTGATGCAAACTTTGTATCATTTGCGAGTGTTGAGAAAATTTCTTCTAAAGCTCTAGATAATTTTTCAGAATCAGCAACATCATTGCGGTCAAGAATCGTTTTAATTATATCCTTATTCAAACAATCACACCTCCTTTCCATAGTATTGAGTAAATATCTGAGAAATATTTACTCAATCATTATAACACTTGGAGGGATAAAATACAGAAAGGATTCAAAAATGAATCAATTAAAAGTAACAGGAACACAAAAAATAGGTGAACATGAGTTCACAGGAATCGAAGGCGGTTTCGGTGAAGGTAAGAAAGCAATGTTGGTTAAAGACATTGCAGAAATTCACGGACAACCAGTTTCAGAAATCAATCGCCGAATCAATGACAATCGTAAATGGTTTGAAGATGGGGTTGATATTATTGACTTAAAATCCGATATGGGTTTGAGCCATAACGAAATTAGAGACTTTGGATTCAGTCAAAATGCGATTAATAAATCGGGTAATATCTACGTTTTATCAGAGCAAGGCTATTCAAATCTTTTGAAAATCCTAGAAGACGATACAGCATGGACTATTTATAAGAAGTTTGTCAAAGATTACTTTGGAATGCGTCGAACGATTAAACAGCGATCAATCACTGCACCCCAAGACGACTACGCCAAACGTTTGCGAGCCAAAGCAATGGATCAGAACGCTCGTAATCGAGCAGCAGAAAAACTAATTGCACTAGCAAATAACGCAACGTCAGAAGTTAATAAAGCTCTGCTACAAGACAAAGCGGTCGAAGTATTAACTGGAGAAAAGCTCCTTGAAATGCCAACGCTCGCTAGCAAAATGTATTCTACTGATGAAATTGCTAAAGAACTTGGAGTGTTATCAGATAATAATAAACCACACGGCACCGCAGTAAGTTGGCTCATTAAACGTTACCTTACGCTTAAAAATGGAGATTACGACGTATTCGCTGAATCAGTGAACGGTTGGAGCGGAACAGTAACACGTTACTCTCAATCAGTTGTAGAGCGTTTGAAAGAACGTATCGTAAGTTTGGGATATCCAACCATCGTAACAAGTGAGGGTGGGATAAATTACCACGTTCATTATCGAGATATTGTTTAGAAAGGAGGGCACCATGCCACTAGAAATACCAATAATAAAAGAAATTGTAACTGTACCGCTTTCTGCTGGAGATGAGCGATTGGCTGAAATCTTCGACATCTCTTCGAATTTAGCTGGCGATATTCGGCGTGAAATGAAATGGTTTCCAAAGTATTCCAAAGGACTTCAAAACAGCGGAGTGATAGTAGATATCGCTATTTTTAGAGAGTATATCGCTTATCGCGGGACTCTGCAATGGAAAAAAGAATGGGAAGATATTAAAAATAGGAGAAAACGATGAAAAAACTAAAATTTCTAAGTTCATCAGAGGAGTTTAAGCTCGCTAATTATGACCGATTAGAACGAGAGAAAGACGCTGAAAATCAAATGCGACATAATCTTGAGAATGCTCGAAAACGTGCAAAAGGTCAAGTAATTAATCGCAGCGAAAACTCAAATGAATACAGAAACTCAGAAGGTCAACTCATTCGTGAGTATAGTTACTCAGAGAAAGTGGTTGTTGAAGAATCAACGTTAGGAGAATGGTTTAAACAGTCGCCATTCTTGAAAGAGATGAAAAAAGCCCGCACTGGTAATGCGAGCTGGTAGTATATTTGGCAAAATATCTATCTCTAGTATAACAAATTGGAGGAAAAATGGACAATACAATATTCGAACTCAAATCAAATTATGAGTTCTTACAGGATCAAATGGAATCTGATCCAGAAAACGAAAACTTTGAAATGCTTAAAGATACTTTAGATTCAATCGCTGATGAGTTTGAAGTTAAAGCAGAAAATACAGGCTACGTGATTAAAAATATTGTAGCAAAAGCTGAAGCTAAGCGAAAAGTAGCTAAGCAATTACAATCAGAAGCACAGATTCTTGAAAAAAGAGCTTACTCATTACTGTCGTACATCGGTGACGGAATGGAAACGATGCAGATTAAAAAAATTGATGGAGTAGTAAACACATACCGATTCAACACATCAAAGCGTTTAGAAATTACTAAACCTGACGAAGTGCCTATTGAACTTTGCAAAATTGAGCCAAATAAAACGAAGATTGGTGAATTGATGAAAGCAGATGGTACGACTGAGTTCGATTACGCACACTATGTCCCATGTAAAAACATTGGCTTGCAAGGTGTGAAGTTCAGTGAAACAGCTAAAAAGGCGGTGAAAAAATGAGCGTAGAGAAGAAATTAAAAGGAAAATTTAAACCTATCCAACCAGATACTGCTAAAGATTTTGTTTTATACCTCATCGGAAATGGTTATTCATTTTCATACAAAGAAAACGAAAAAACAGGCGATATCACAATTGATATGAGCTTTGAGTATGACGCATTATTTGATGATGCTAAAAAAGCTTTTGACAGTATGGAAGAAAAGAATAACCCTCAGACTTCATTGTTTGATGACGTGGAGGAAGATAATGGAAATTAAAAAAGCGTCAGAATTAAAAAAAGGAAGTAATTTTTCAGCCCTTATCTATGCGCCTCCAGGAACTGGTAAGACATCAACCATTAAATATTTACCCGGCAAGACGTTAGTAATAGATGTAGACCGTACCACAATTGTCCTTGCTGGAGAAGACAATATTGATATTGTATACGCTGATTTAAATGATACAGAAGTCGGATTTAAGAAAATGTTGAAAGAAATTCATAATAACTATATCAAAGATTATGACAATATCGTCATAGATAACATTTCAGAATTAGAACAAGCATGGCTTGGAGAAAAAGCGAAGTTAAGTCGAACAAAAGATGGCCGAGCAATGGGCATACCAGAAATGGGTGATTATAATAAGTTCTCATTTTTCATCACTGACTTAATTCGCTACGTCAATTCGTGGGAAGGTGTGAATAAAGTTTATACAGCTTGGGAAACCACACGTCAAATTGAGACGCCCGGCGGTCAAATTTACAATCAATTTATTCCTAAAATCAGAGAAAAAATTATCGAAAATGTTATGGGACTTGTGAATATTGTAGGACGATTAGTGATTAGCGAAGAAACTGGAAATCGCGGATTTATCTTGCAGCCTTCCAATAGTACCTTTGCTAAAAATCAACTTTCAGAAGCCAAGTATGCTAAGCAGGAAGAAATTTGGAAATTTGAGGATGAAGAATGAAAAGAGAAGAAATTGAATTATTAGTGAAATTCGCTATACGAACTTCAAAAAAAGTAGATATTTACAAAATTAAAAAATCAGTAGAAAATTTTATTGCTTGTCAACCTGATCACATTGAAGAGTGGGTTTATAACGAAAACGGAATTAAAGATTACCAAATCCCAGAAATGCCAATTCTGCTAGAGGTCATTAGAGAAACAGAGTTGGAACGAGTTAAAAGCGAACGTGAAGAACTTGATGAAATAATTGAGACGCTTGAGGATAAAGATGAATTTGAAGCATTTGTCGCTTTCATGGAATATGACGAGGAGAAAGAAAAATGAACAAAGAACAATCAAAAGAAATCGTAAATCATTTAAAGGAAGCACGAAAATTATTGGTGCAAAAATTCAATGAGGGCATTGATATCGAAGCTGAACAAGATGCGTTGGAATCTATCAATGAATCCTTTGATATTCTTGAAATTTATGCTGAACCCGAATATGAAAAACCTTCTTGGGAGGGAATTGAGGACACTCGAGATAAGCTGTATGAGGAGTTAGAAACAATTGATTCTATGACTAATCTTGTTTTAAATGGGCATTTGTCCGAAGACGAACGCATAGATATAATTGGGAACGCTCTGGAGCAAATTTGTGATTTGCTGGGAATCGAAATTAATTGGGGAGGCTATTAATGAAAACTACCCTAAGTGACGCAATGGAACTCAAACTCTCGCAAATTATTCGTAAAAACCTAACCATTCGCTGCTTGTCAGTAATTTTAGGTGAGATGATGGCGGAGCTTGTAAATGATAAAGATTTAGTTATTTATACAGGAAATTTTGAATCAATCAATACCTTATTAGATTGTATTTTAGATGAAACTAATGCTAATGATGAGGATTTAGAAGAGTTTCAGGAATATTTCGAAACACTTCTTGCAGATACAAACGATAGATTAGGAGCGATAGAAACAGGAGACATTACCTCTCTCGAAAAAATGCTTGATTTACCAGGTAGGAGTTTATATAAAGCTATAAAAGAACTTCGAAATAAACGAAAGAGTGGAGGTGGTGACTAATCGCATACGAATTATTCGATTACCAAAAAGAGTTAATCAACGAAGCCAGACAGCACATCACTCACGAAAATGTCATGATCCAATCTCCACCAGGCTCTGGTAAATCAGTTGTAATTTCTGAAATTACAAAATTAGCTACCGAAAAGGGTGGATATGTTTTGTTTTTAGTCCACCGCAAAGAACTGATTGACCAGATTACTAACAGTTTTAAAATCCACGGTGTTCCTTTGAATCAAGTGGATCTTCTAACTGTAGGCAGAGCCAAAAACAGATTGTCTGTATTACGAAAACCAACGCTCATTATTACTGATGAAGGACATCATGGGAAAGCAGCAACCTATCAAAAAATATATGAGTTCTTCGACGATGTACCAAGGTTAGGTTTTACAGCAACGCCTTGGCGAATGTCAGGAGATGGATTTAAAGATACATACGATTATATGATTGAAGGAAAAACTGTTGAATGGCTGATTAACGATAAACGATTGGCTCCTTATCAATACTATAGTTTGCCTTCTATCGACGTCTCTAAATTACGTATAAAAAACGGAGATTATTCCAATCAGTCTATTGATGACGCTCTAGGGAAAACGATTTTCGGTGATGTTGTACAAGAATATGTAAAACATGCAAATGGTCAAAAAGCAATTCTTTACGCTCACTCTGTAGAAGCCTCTCAAAGCTTTGCTAACGAGTTTCAAGAATCTGGCATAAAAGCGGTTCATGTTGACGCTAAAACGCCAAAAAACGAACGAGATAAGCTTATGCTAGATTTTAGAAATGGTCGCATTAAAGTATTGTGCAATGTGGACCTTATCTCGGAGGGGTTTGACGTTCCTGACTGCACAGTTACCATCTTATGCCGACCCACTAAGTCACTTGTTCTATTCTTACAACAGTCCATGCGCTCGATGCGCTATCAACCTCGAAAAACTGCAATCATCATCGATAATGTGATGAATTGGGATACACACGGATTGCCAGATACACATCATGAGTGGAAGGATTATTTCGAGGGAGGTTGGAAAAAGAAAGGGCAAAAGAACACTGTTCAAGCTAAACAATGCCCTGAGTGTTCTGCAATGTGGCCGTTATCACAAAAAATGTGTAATTTATGCGGTTATGATTTCAGTATTGAAGAAAAGCGCGAAAAATTACGTTTGGAAGCAGAACTTGAACTCATTGAAAAAGAAAAGGTCAAATTAAAATTTTTATCTGAGAAAAAATTCGGTTCTGATTTAAAAAAGAACTGGATAATCGCTCAAGCTAGAGCGAAAGCAAATAAAGGAAATCCATTAATGAAACTTCTTTATTTTTACGCAAAATCTGATAATGAAACTTCTTTATTTTTACGCAAAATCTGACTGGGCTTCGGCATCTACAGAAGAAATCGCTGAAGTTACAGGAAAATCAAATTATCAAATATCGCAAGCCAAAGAATGGCTACAATCGAAAGGAATATATTAAAAATGGCATTTACAACAGATTTCTCACAAGTACAAGAATACGCAGAATTTAAAGAGCAACCTTATGAAATGATTGTCTTTGATGTAAAAGAAGAACCAAATCAAAATGGTAAAAAACGCATCGTCATTGATTTTGTTGTTCGTAATGATGTAAAACAAGAAAAACAGAACGCACACTTATGGGATGAACAGTTTCCACTAACTGATACCGGTAAATATCACAATGGTATTTTAATGGGGAAAGCGAAAGCGCTGGGTATCCCAGAAGGCAAGCAATACGAATCATTTGAAGCATTCCTTGCAGATTTTAAAGGAAAGACAGCTAAGATTACAGTAAAACTTGAAGAGTTTAACGGCAAGAAAAACCCTAAAGTACGCTTTATTAATCCGTCTGACCTTCCTGATTGTCACCATACATGGAAAGAAAAAGCGCCGGTTGCCAATACTCCTAATCTTGAACCAGATGATTTGCCATTTTAAGGAGATTTGATGATAGAAATAAATGATATTGTCGATAGCTTAAATCGTTTGACTACCCGAATCGATTGGGGGTCATTCGATTTTGGTGAATCGGTAATGAAAGCAGAATTAAAAAAACAACTCTTTAAAATTAAAGTTGTCGATAGCGCAGGATTGGTTCATTTATTTAACGATTCAAAACGAGTCGCAGAAGAAGATATCATGTACATTACAACAAATGGAGTTAAAACTTATGAATTCTTCTATGGTGAAGTTGGGCTAACTAAAGGTGAAGAACCACACATTTACTATAAAGTAGAAAAGAATTTTCCTGCTTTTGCAAAACTTGTGATTGATTACCTCATCGGAAGCTATACATTTTCTAATAACAAACTCTATGACGTTCGGTTTAAGCAATTTCGCTTGTTAGATGAATTTACATTGCAGACGAAATATGGCTTTAAAGAATCTGCTCATATCTTAGAAATTCTCATGGGGATTCATAATAAACTTAACGTCAAACCTATTAAATTTATTGAGCCATACCAGATTGCCTGTGAAGACTTTATTATTGACCTTGAAAACAATCAAATTCTTGAAGAATATCCAAAACAAAACGTAAGTTATTTCAAACACTATCCGGTACCTCTCGAAGTCGCCACAAATAGTAAATCAATGGCGAAAGAATTCTTAGATTATGTCATCAATGACGAGAATAGTTTAAGCAACGCTAAGCTGCAGCCTTACTATATTGCACAAGTCGCTTGTGGAGTTCGTGCCAAAACAAACTTCTTTATCTCAAAATCTGGAGTACGGACGGGGAAAGGGCTCAGACACATTACACTCTCAGGTTTGTTTAACAAGATTGATGTGGAGCTTGACACACTAAAGTCTAATGGTTTTGAAGCTTTGCAAGCATGGTCAATGTTTTCTGGTGGTGAAATGGCTCTGGCAACAGAGCAAGGTGATATTCAAGGCGAATCAACTGAACGCATTTTAAAGATTATCGCAACTGAAAAAACTCACGTTGCTCGAGCGATTGGTCAAAATCAATCATTTGTTAATCTGACCAGTGTGTTATGCGTTGATACAAATCGAACTGTTGCGCTATCTGATGAAATGGATGGTCGAAAAGTTTTAATTCAATTTAAAGACCGTCCTAAAAATGAAACAGATATTCAGCGAGAGCAGATTTTCAAAAAATATTGGGATGCTTTTACAACAAAAGATAAAAACCCAGATATTTCAGGATGTATAGGTTTCTTACTAAATTCATTGGATTACTTTAACGAATTAAAGAAAATGTATGTTTGGAAAAACGTTGAAGTATTTAATGACATTGATTTAGATGATGTACAAGTTGCTTTGATTAATTCTCTGATGAAGGTTGATTATGTTGTGAGAGATGCAAATGTTGCAGCATTGTTTGAGCAAACCTATGGAAAAAATAGAAGAGCTATAGGAAAAGCGCTTCAAGAAATAGGTGTAGAAAGCTTTGATAAACGCGATGACGGAGATTTAAAAACGGCTTATCAAATCGGGAATAAAGAAAGGTTTGATAAATTTGCAAAATAGTAGGTTGGTTGGTTAATAGTTGGTTAATCTTTTAGATATTAACCAACACCTAAAAAATCAATGATATCAACAGTTTATAGCTTTTAAAATAGTGAAGTTGGTTAATAGTCTAATATGACTTAAGGATTGTTAATTTATTTATATATATTAATGTAAGGGTGTGGGGTGGGTAAAATTAACCGATTTAACCTACATCGCTGATATGACTAGCTTTTAATAACCAACAAATTAGGTAGGTGTTTACCTACAAATTTAAAAAGGAAACTAAAAATGAAAAAAATGATGTTATTTGATAAGGAAGAAATCACAAATAGAATTCTTGAATATGAAAATTCTCTAAAAGAAAATAACGAAGGAGATATTGATTTTTTGAGACAAATCGAACAAGACTTGTTTATAAATATTTATGATATTCAAACGATTAATATTTTTGGTGTTGAATATCTGAAAGTTCTTTATTATGACGACTAAAACAGCACTCTCATTTTTATCAAAAGGCTATCAAGTCATTCCATTGAGTAGAAAAACTGGTACACCTATCACTCAATTTAAAGACATTCCAGTTACTGAAGAATTTATTAACAGTTTGAATTGGGATAATTGCGATATTGCTCTATTGATGAGAGGGATATGGTGTATCGATATCGATACTCATAATTTAGATTCTGAATTAGCTGGTCAAATAAAAAATATGATTAAAATATTTGGCGCTGATCTACTATCTGTCTTAAAAACAGATGATAATCACAATTTAGGTTTAGATGGTTATTCTTCGCTATTTAATTATGAACATAAAGAAGAAATTTTAAATAATGCTAAAAAAACTTATATTGAACAAACGGCAAGTGGCGGGTTGCATATCTTATTTCGAAAACAGGATGGAATCAATTACAGTCAACACAATAAATTACTTGAAAGCATTGATATCAAAGCTAACGATAATAACTATGTAAAAATATTCCCGTCAGTTGGTCGAGAAGTGCTACAAGCAGTAAATGAATTATCGGTATATGAGGGAAAATTTGAAAAAGAAATTTTTACACCGCCGACAATCGTTACTAATTATTTTTCTGAGTTTTTACCTAATAAAATTACAGGTAATCATGCAGGAAAAGAAGCCTTTGAACGAGTGGCGACTGGAAATAGTATGAATCGTAACGACGATTTATTCAAAGCAGCGTGTTGGGCGTTTGAAAATAATCAAGATATATCTGATTTATATTCAATCGTTGGAACGATCAAAGGGCGAGATGTTTTTACGCCAGAAGAATTTGAAAGGACAATGGAAAGTGCAAGAAAAAAAGTTAACTTCGTCAATTGGAACTAAAACTGATTACACAGAAATTAAAACTGAGCATGATATCCAAAATGAAATTCGTTTAGGATTAGCCGAAAAAGGGATTATGTGTTTTAGGGCGAATGTCGGTCGCATAAAAATGAAAGATGGTCGTTGGTTCGACACTGGTCTCCCCAAAGGTTTCTGTGATTTATTTGGATTCAGAAAAGATGGTCAAATTTTCTTTATTGAGGTAAAGAACGGAACGGGTAGAGCTTCCGAAAAACAAATAAATTTCATGAATTTAGTAAAAGAAAACGGCGCATTTGCAGGAATTGCTCGGAGCGTTGAAGATGCAATGAAAATAATTAACGGATAATTAATTGCTATGGTTGTGCAGGTAAAGGACATTAATACAGTCGGTATTCGCAAGAACAGAAGTGAGCGCCACCGACAGCCCTATTATCTTTGGAGAATAAAAATGAAAGATTTTGATTTTGAAATTTTACATAAACTATATACGACTGCTAAAAAAGCAGTTTATAACAAGCAAGAGAATGAACTAGTATTTATCAGCAAACGTAGAAAAAATAATGATGAAGCTACTGTTGCCTATGAAGCCATTTGTGAACTATTCAACGGTGGAGAGCCAATGACTAATAAAAAGTTACTTGATATTTTGCAACGTGCAAGAAAAAATTCAAGAGTTATTTTGAAAGAAAGAGTAGCTAGATGAAAAAATTTTCGATTGCCTTATTATGGTTGGTCGTGATACTTAACACAGTACAAATAATTATGGAGATACCACTAAAAGACTTCGGTATAATATCCGTAATTTCGTTGATGATTATTGGGGCAGTTTCTATCACAAAAACAACATTGGAGGATAGCTAGATGAAACTAAGTGAGATTGAAGCGGTAAGCCCAGAAGACTTTGTAGTCTTTGAAGATGGGATGCCATACAGCTATGTCATTGATAGAGGATGCAAGGAAAATGCTATAGAGGTTGATGATTTTCCAAAACTTTACACCGCAGAACAAATGCAAGAGTATGCAAAAGCGAAAGTGTTTGAAGCGTTGAAAAAGTATGGAGTACAAGCGGAAGAATGGTCAGAACGTGAAGCTGAGTTGGCTTATAAACAAATGACTAAATTTATTTTCGAGGAGGACACGAAAAATGACTAATTTTGAAGAAGAAGTAAAAAGACCAGATAATACAGGGATTGAACCATTTTCTAAACGAGATGTAGATTTCAGTAAACTAGCTGCAAAATTTACAAGAGGTGCTCAGACTTTGAAAAAATGGAGAGAATATGCTGGTTATCTTGGGAAGAAGCTTGATACAGTTAATCATAACTTGTATTTAGAAACTGAGCAAAGTGCCGCATATCATGCTGAAATCGTTGAACAAAAACGAGAAAATCAACGTTTGAAAGCTGAAAATAAAGCTATTAAAGTATTGATGGACAACGCAAAACCACAGCAAGCCCTGCCAGTCGTGCCTGAGTGTGTGGCAGGAGCTATTGAAAGCATACCGGACCACTACTCAGCATTCGAAGCAATCGACTTAATCAAATCAAAAGTTGAAACACTTCCCGAAGAAAATAAAGATTGGTTACAAGTCTACAATTGGCTTAGTGAGGGCATTGAGAATCAAGATACTTTCGCTCTAGCATTTATCACTGGCAAATATGAAGTCGAAAAACCGCAGCTGTTCTATTTGAAGAATAAAATTACAGGATATTATCTTTATCATGCAGAATGTCACAGCTTCGGGGAATTACTTGATTTTGATATAGGTAGTCAATTCACCGAGCGAGAAATCAACAGCATGGAAACTGGGAGCTATGAACAGATAAAAGTGGAGAGCGACTGATGGATGAGGAATACATAGTAATTAAAAAAGATGATCTTGAAAATATCAAGAAAAATCTACATTCTGCAGAAAATGATTATTTAAAATATCGTGATAGATACTTTAAATTACGAGAATATTTTAAAGAAAAAGGATTTGATGAAATTTTTGAACAGATTGAGGTGGAAAAATGAGTGAGAAAAAGTACCATGTGTACAACAAAATGTCATCTCTATTTCTTAAGGATAAAAACTTTCCTCATGTTTTAGAAATTAGTGATAAAGATTATTCTCAAGCAAAATTTACTAAAGCAGAACTTACTGAAATTATGGATGGTGCTTTGTATAAACAAACTAATTCTTTACCATTTGAATGGCTTTATTCGTTTGAATCGCTAAAAGAAAAGCTGGGGTGGGAATTTAACGAAACTATTGATAAATGGGAATATACTAATCCAATAATTGAGCTTGTGCCTGTGGAGACAAACTATACGGAAAGTCAATTAAAAAAATTAACTGACAAACTTTCGGTTGAAAAACTCCAAGAACAGCTTAACACTGCGAAAAAGTATATCGAGCATGTTATTGGAACGATTAAACATGATGGGCATTTAGGGACTATTCAAACAGACTGGATTTTGCCTGATTTAGAAAATGCACTCTCAGCGATTGGAAATGAAGGGAGCGGCGATGAGTGAAGAAGAAGAACAATTAGTTGGAACACTGATTAAAATCGAATCACATAGACAAGTTGAATTTATTCCAAATGAATCGAGCAGACATATTATTGATTCTGAGGGTTTGCCTATTTATTCTGAACCTCAACCACAGCTCACTATTCGCAAAAGTATAGCCGATATGTTGGATAAAGAGCTGGGCAATCGCACAGATATTTTCGATTTTATTTATGGCGTGGGCGAATATGGATTTTATTCTAAAAAATTAACTGAGTGGGTAACAAATAATGATGAGTTTGATGAAGAATCTAAGAGGAGAGGAAATGTTAGTGCAGCCTACCTCGCAGGCAAAGCCCTCGGAGTTGATTTAGTGAAAGTGGTGGAAAATGATTAAAAAATGGTATTTGTCAACACCAATGAATGGTAAGACAGAAAAAGAAATACAGGCGGCGCTTCAGCGTGGGATTGATTGGGTCAATAATCGAGGAGAAGAATATCATAGCCCGTATAACCCAGCTAATGCAAAATTTACTGAAGGTAAAGTATTAGACCCTAAACCTATAAAAATGCTATCAAAAGCAATTGCTCCAATGGACGATTGTACAGGAGTACTGTTTATCGGGGACACGTTAGAGTTAGACGAAAGCCGTGGCTGTTTCATTGAAGCAATGATTGCAAAAAAATATGAAATGGAAAGGAGCAGAATTGATTGAGCTAAACAAAATTTACAATGAGGACTGCTTAGAAGGCATGAAGCGAATCCCTGATGGTTCTGTAGATATGATTTTATGTGATTTGCCTTATGGAACAACTCAAAATAAATGGGATGTCATTATTCCATTTGATAAGCTCTGGGGACAGTATGAACGGATAATAAAAGATAATGGAGCAATTGTACTAACAGGGCAACAACCTTTTTCTTCAAAACTCATTATGAGCAATTTTAAACTCTTCAGATATGAGTGGATTTGGGAAAAGACACAAGGGACAGGATTTTTAAATGCGAAAAGAATTCCATTGAAAAATCATGAAAATATATTGGTTTTTTATAAAAATTTGCCAGTATATAACCCACAGTTCGAAGCTGGAGTTGCCTATAAAGCCACATCAAGCATTCATAGCAATAATTATGGGGCACAAAAAGAATCTGTTACAACAATTAACGATGGATTCAGATATCCTTTAACAACTATTCATAAATTTAATTATGATACAGAGACATTTCATGAAACACAAAAGCCAGTTCCTTTATTTGAGTATCTTATAAAAACCTATACAAATAAAGGCGATACTGTTCTTGATAATTGCATGGGTTCAGGTACAACAGCAATTGCATGCATAAATACTGAACGAAACTTTATTGGATTTGAAACTAACGAAGAATACTATAACAAGTCGCTGCAGCGTATCAAAAATAATGTGACTCAACTGGATTTATTTGAGGTGGAGGGATGAAATTATTGGGCGAACAAACATATCAAGTCAGCGATGAACTATACATTGTTAGAGTTCTAAACGGCTTTGATATGTGTGGTTCAGTACTAGATAATAGCCTTTATATTAAAAGCGTTTTTCCTATCTTAGATGACTTAAAAGCGATTAACGATAATAATGTTCATGAATTCTGGGAAAAAGGTAGCGAGAAAGAAATTACTTTATTTTCTAAAGCTTCAAAAAATATCCAATTCAGAAAAGGAATTAGTTTTGGTTATTATTGTGAGTTGCTAAATAATGCGCTGAATGCAAACGATGGGATTTATGCTCATGATATTGTTCATATTTGTGCTGGCCGTTTAACAATATCAAATACAGGTTTGCGATTGGACGAATTAGAAGAACTGGTAAGAGATTATTTTAAACCAGAAAAAGTTATTGGCAGGAGTGAAATAGATGAGTTTACAAATTACGTTCTCAAACGGTCTCAGAATGACCGACAAACTAATATCGCTGGTCAATGACTGGTGGGGAGGGATTGAATGAAAATATCACCAGGGATAAAACGCAGGATGACTGCTGAAATCCCAAATGAAACTAGAAGTTTCGAGCATGTGTTACCAGTTGCAATTTCTGCTATTAAAAGAAACATAGATGAAGATGTGGTAATCGAAGATGTCTATGTTTGCTTGAAAAATAATAGAAATGAAACTCTTAGTTATGAATATAAGAAAGGCGAGGGGATTTGAATGATAAAAAGCGGAAAACAAATGATTGAAGAATTTGATAATAAAACAGAAAATGAGAAATTGGTTGAATGCCAGACTTTAAACAGCTTTGTCACATTTAATGGAATTTCTAAAGATTATCTTATTCATGTATTTAAATGGCTATATAGCGAGACAGTTGATGAGGTAGTCGAATGAAACTAATGTGTAAGCTGTTCGGGCATGATTATGACCCACCAGCATTTATTGGAGATGAAGCACCAACATATTGCAGTCGTTGCGGTGAATTATATGTGGACCAGTCCTATTTCAACCGCTCAGACCTTGACGAGTCAGAGAACGTGTTCCCTGAAAAATGGCTTGATAAACATATGGATTGAGGTGGAGAATGAAAAAATGGTTAATTTTTTAAATTATATGCTAAATTCAATTTTTGTAAATATTATCGTGTTGCTCGTGATGTTAATTATTAATAGCATCGTCGTTTCAGGGAGAAAGTGAAAATGAAAAATAAAATAAAAATCAATAAAATTTTAGTCGTAATTGTCGCAGTATTAGGACTTATCACTCTTACTGCTTGTAGAGAATCAGACAAAGTTTCTCGTAATGTCAGTCAAGAAGCGGATAATTTCAACGTCATTCGTCGT